AACTTCGCCGCTTCCGCCCATTACATTAACAAACTTCCGCTTCCCGAAGACCCGGAAAAATACTTAGACGACGATGAAGAAGATTAACCCCGACACCCGAATAATAGACCTTACCATAGGCCAACTTTTGGATGTAGTCGAAGACCGAGTAAGGGCGGTTTTGGCGAACAAACCAACAAAACAGGAAGGAGAACGCCGCTACGTCTACGGCCTTAAAGGATTGGCGAAACTATTAGGGTGCAGCAAGACGACCGCAAGCCGTATCAAGACTTCCGGGAAGATTGACAAAGCAATAACCCAAATAGGCGCACTTCTGATTATTGACGCGGATAAAGCCTTAGAGTTAGCCGGAAACAAAGAAAAGTAACAACACTAAATAATTAACAGCTATATGAGCAGACAAGTAACACTAAAACGCCTTACCCTTGTAAACTTTAAGGGTTTGCGAAACGTAGCCGTAGAGTTCGGCGACGGCGTTACGACCATAAGCGGACGTAACGGAACCGGGAAGACCACAATAGCGGACTCCTTCGCGTGGCTTCTTTGGGGCAAAGACAGCGAAGGAAACTCCGACTCCAAATTTGGAATAAAGACCAACGACGCGGAAGGTAACTTTATTCCCGACCTTGAACACGAAGTAACCGGGCTTTTCGACGTGGTAGACACCGAAACCGGGGAAGCGTCAAGCGTGGAACTTCGCCGCGTCTACGTCGAGGAGTGGAAGACCCCCAAAGGCAGCACCGAGCGCACCCTGTCCGGGCACCATACCAACTACTTCTTTAACGGCGTACCCTTGAAGAAGGCGGAATACGACGCAAAGGTAGCCGCAATAATACCCGAAGACCTCTTTAAGGTCATTACGGATCCGTATTACTTCCTTACGCTTCATTGGAAGGCACAACGCGAATACTTGCTTACGATGGCGGGCAAGATTAACGACACGGACGTAGCAGCCACCCGCGAAGAATTTGCCGCCCTTCTGCACCGGGTAACAGGCAAGACGATGGAAGAATACAAAAAGGAAATTTCGGTACGTCGTGGCAGAATTGAAGCGCAGTTAGATAAGATACCGACCCGCAAAGACGAAGCCACCCGAAACACCCCGGTAGCCCCGGACTACGCCGCCCTTGAAAGCGAGAAGGCGCAGATACAGGAAGACCTCGCCAACATTGACGCGGCGGCAACTTCCGAAGCAGAAGCCAACCGCGTAGCCTACGAACAGGCGGCAAAGATACAGGCGGAAATCAACACTAAGCGCGACGCACAGGCTAAGGCATTACAGGACGCGAAGGAAGCAGCCCGCGCAGCAGCTTACGAAACCAACCGCGTAGCCGACGAAGCCGCCCGCGACCTCGCCCAAATACAGCGCGACGAGGAAAGCGAAAACAAATATTACAGCCGGGAGAAGTCAGTAATTACGGCTTCCATAGCCACTGCCAAACGCCGTAAAGAGGGCTACGAAGCCCAAGTAGCCGACCTTCGCAAGCGTTGGGAAGCCGTGAATAACGAACAATTCCAAGAACAGCAAGCCCCGACCGCCGGCCCGCTTATTTGCCCGGTATTCGGTCATCAGTGCGCCGACCCCGGAGCAGCCAACCGCCATCAGTGCGACGCAGCCGCAGCCCTTGAATCCTTCCGCAAGAACCAAGACACCGCCCGCGCCGCCTTCATTGCCAACCAAACCGCCCGACTTGACAAGATGGACGCGGAAGGCCAGGAACTAAACAGGCTTATAGCGGCACAGGACGCGGAAATAAAACGCCTTGAAGCGGAAGCCGTCGCCCTTGATACCAAGCACAACGCCGCCGTACAGGACTACGCCACAAAGAAGGCGACCTATAACAACACCATAGCCGCCAACCCCCGCGTAAGCACCGACCCGCAAATAGACCCGCAGACGCTCCCGACGTGGGTAGCACTTCAAAAGGAGATAGACCAACTTAACGCCCGCCGTGCAGCCGTGACAGCTCCGACAACACAGGACACCGCCGCAGAGCGTCAGCAGAGCCGGGCGACCCTTCGCGCCCGCCTTTCCGAGATAGACCAAAAACTCGGACTTCGCGCCACCATTAAAGCCGCCGAAGCCCGTATAGTGGAACTTGATAAGGAAGCCGCTACGTTGGCACAGGAAAAGGCAGCACTTCAAACCGAAGAAGCCCTAATAGACGACTTCGTAAGATGTCGTATGGAAGAAGTAGAACGCCGTGTAAACGGATTGTTCGACGGCGTGGAGTTCCGAATGTATAAGACGCTTGTAAACGGCGAGAAAGAGCAGGACTGCGTGGCCTACATTGGCGGGGTACGATACCAAGACAAGAACCACGCCGGGCAGATTAACGCCGGATTAGCCGTGATTAACGCCCTTTGTGCCTTCCACGGAGTAACCGCCCCTATAATCGTCGATAACGCCGAGAGTGTAAACGACTTCATCCCCGTAAAAAGCCAATTAGTCCGGCTTGTAGTCACTACGGGGGAGTTCCAAGTAACAAACAACTAAAAAATATTCCGACTATGTGCAAGACCCCGGAACTTCCGGCTACCATAGTAGCCGCAAAAGAAAAATTTGAAGTTGCATTACGCGACGCTTCGGCGATAGACATCGTAAACAACTTCGGCGCAGCCTTCAACGCCGCGAAAGTAATAACCCTTCTCCGCGAAGCCCTTACCGAAGAAGTGATGGAAAAGGTATTTATGCCTTTGATGAACACAAAAGTAGGCTTTCGCACCGACCGCGACGGCAAGCCCGACAAGAACGGACGAGTAAAGCCGCCCTACGAAGTGGCTACCGTCCGCGAAGCGATAATAGATGCCGCAATAATTGGGCTTCTTCCTACCGGGAACCAGTTCAACATCATCAGCGGCACGATGTACCCCACGAAAGAAGGCTATACCGCCCTTCTAAAAAAGATTGGAGCGAAATACATTATCGACGTTCAACAGGACACAAGCCAAAACCCTGCCTACGCCGTATTCCCGTGCAAAGTAACGTATTCCTTTAACGGCGATAAAAATAGCCTTACGGTTCAAGCCACCGTCCGCCGCGACCAATACAGCAGCAACGACCAACTACGCGGAAAAGCGGAACGCCGCGCCAAGAAAGCCCTATACGAATACCTTACGGGAACAGACTACGGCGACGCGGACGAAACGAGCAGCCGCCCCAACATGGTAGTAGATACCGTGGCTGTCGAGATAAAGGAGCAGGCCAACACCGGCCCCGCTATTGGCTTCGACGACGCGGAAACGGTAATGGCCGAAGAAGTCCACGCCCCGGCACAGGCAGAACCCGCGCCGCAGACATACGCCGCCCCGGTTCAGACACAAGCAGCTCCGGCACCCCAACCACAGGCACAGCCCCAGGCCGACCCACAACCGGCCCCGGCTTATAATACACCAAGAAAGCCCAATTTCTAATGGTACTTCGTGTTTTAGGTTCAAGCAGCAGCGGCAACGCCTACATTTTGGAGAATGTGGGCGAAGCCCTGCTCATTGAAGCCGGGGTAAACTTCAAGAAGGTAGTAGCCGCGTTGGAAGGCAATATTTCCAAAGTGGTAGGCTGTCTTATAACCCACGAACACGGCGACCACGCCGGACGGATTAACGAAGTATTGAACGCCGTTATTCCCGTCTACGCTACCCAAGGCACAATAGACAACGCCAAGGTAAAAAGCGAGTGGAAGCCGCGCACGTTGGAGCGAGAAGGCAACGGCTACAAGGTTCAGCAGATAGGAGGCTTTAAGGTTATACCGTTCGCCACGAAGCACGACTGCGCCGAACCCGTGGGCTTCTACATTTGGCACCCGGAAACGGGCGGCATTTTGTTCGCTACCGATACCTACTACCTACCTAACACCTTCAAAGGCTTAAACAACGTCCTTATAGAATGCAACTACGACCCGGAAATATTAGACCGCAACGTAGAGGAAGGCCGACTAATTCCGACCCTTCGGGAAAGAGTGAGGGAAAGCCACCTAAGTATAGACACCTGTATAGACGCACTTAAAGCCAACGACCTGAAGGCGGTAAATAACATCGTCCTAATACACCTTTCGGCGGGTAACGGCGACCCCGTAGCCTTCAAAGATAGAGTTTACAGGGCGACCGGGAAGCGGGTACACATAGCAGCCCCCGGACTTAGTATTAACTTCAATAAAACGCCCTTCTAACTATGATTAAAGGCTTTAATTCCGAAACCGCGCCCTTAACCGAGTACGAAGAAAACGTATTACTTCCGCTCGTCCTTCGTGGGTTGAAAACCAAGATAGGAAAGGAAAACGCAGTAACAAACCGTACAATCGTGCAGCGGCTTAACATAGCCGGATATACGGTAACAGAACCCCGGATAAGGAAACTTATTAACCATATCCGAATGACCGACCTACTACCGGGCCTTATAGCCACGTCCGGCGGCTACTTCTTAGCGACTTCGGAAGCGGAGTTATTGGACTACGAACAAAGCCTTATAGGACGCGAGGACGCTATAAAACAAGTTCGGTTAGCCATAGCCCGGCAACGGCGGATCCTTTACAACGACGCTAACCGACCCGAAGAAAACAAACCCGAAATATTTTAATAACCCATTAACAAACAACCCCAAATGAAGAAAATAGCACTTTTCCGAAAGTACGGCGAATCCGCCGAGTTCGTAGCCCGCTTCGACAGCGTAGAAGAAGCAAGCGACCAAGTGAAGGACATCATCAACGAAGACGAAGACGCTAACGTATTCGACTTCTACACCGAGGAACAGGAGTACACCGACATCCGCGAACGCGTGAAGACATACGCCGACGCTTGCGAAGTCTTAGGCATAGCCGAAATGGACGAAAAGGCTTTTAAGGCCTGCGGCTTCCGTCCCGACGAGATAGCTCGCCGTAAGTTGGAAACCATAACCGAAGCCCTTAACGAAGGTTGGCGGCCGGATTGGAACAATACCAACGAATACAAGTATTTCCCCTGGTTCCGTATTCTTCCCGGCAAGGGTAAGGACGCAGAGGGTAAACCCGACGGCGCGTATGCCGGGCTTGCGTGCGCGACTACGGCCGACGCGGCTACGACTGCGTATGCGAACATCGGCTCCCGGCTTTGCTTCCACGACAGCGACATCGCCGCCTACGCGGGCGACACGTTCCGCGACCTTTACGCCCAAATCTTAGTAGAAAAATTCTAACCCCATACCCGAAATGACAAAGAAAGAATTAGCCGCCAAAGTTGCGGCAGCTTGCAGCGGAACGGAAGCCCACGGCACACCCGCCGCCGTGGTGGAAGAAGTAATTACAGCCACCCTCGGCGTAATTAAGGACGTGGTTTATTGTGGCGGAGAAGTAACCCTCCGGGGCTTCGGCACCTTCGGACACAAGAACCGAAAAGCCAAGACCGCCCGAAATATCAGCACAGGCGAACCCGTCCACGTCCCGGCGCGGAAAGTGGTAAGTTTCAAACCCGCCGCAGACTTCAACGTAGCACAGGACTAAGTTATGGAAGCACAGGAAAGAACCGAAACCCGGAAGGACGAAATACGCTACCGCACCGACGACCAACGCCGGATGGTTGGCAAGTTCCTCGCTTCCCGCGTCGTCAAGACGTGGAAGGAAGATTTTGCCGACCAAAATACCGGGGAAATAATAACGGTGGAGCGTAACGACATCCTTTTTGAGAAGGGCAAGTACATAGACGAAGACACCGCGATAAGTATCGCCTTCCACATTCAATGCGGCGATATTGCCGACGTGGAAGTAAGTAACCAACGCCGATTAGCCCAACCCTCAAAGGACTACGTTTTACGCCCCTACAAGGCTACCGCCGTGGTAGGAAATAAGCGTAAGAGTTTCATCTTACAGGCGCAGAGCGCGACCGCCGCTATTGAAGTAGTTACGGACTACATAGAACTTAACTTTACTTCCGCCTTTTCGGTGGATAGCGTCAAGTTAATGCCCGGCTGCATAATTCTAAACGACCGCTTCCGCCGCGCCGTTGAGGAAGTGGAAGGCGGCAACGAAGCCGGAGAAGAAACCCCGGACGGAGAGGAAGCCCGCGAAGATACGAAGTATTACCGCATAGAAGCCGACATAACCGCAGTTCCGACCGAAGGCGACGAAGAAGAACCGCGCCCAAGTAGTTACGACTTCATTGTTAAGACACGCGACATAGACACCGCGAAGGCGGTAATTACAGCGTGGATTAACACCACGATGAAGAAGCGGGCGGAAGAAGAAGGACGGGAAGCCCGCACCTTTGAAATTTCGCTTACTTCGGCTTCGCCCTTCAACTTGAACGCGATTATTCCTTACGCCTTCTGCGTCGCCTATAAGGAGGTGGAGAAGATAAAAGTAACAACCGACTAATAAACCGGGGCGCGTTAGCCACACCCGGAGAACGCGCCCCATTAAAACAACCGCTATGAGCCAAGACAGCATAGTAATTTTTCGTTCATACATAGACGCAATAGCCGAGCTTCCGGTGGAACTTTATAAGGAAGTTTCGCGGGTGCTTTACGCTTATGCCTTCGATGGCATAGAGCCGGACGACACCGCAAGCCCAACGGCCCGCGCCCTTTTTATAGCGTTGAAGTCGCAGATGGATTTTAACGTAGCGAGGTATGAACGAGCGGTTAGGAACGGTAGTAAAGGCGGCGCACCCAAAGGCACAAGAAACAACCCCAACGGAAGGCGTGGAAAAAGAACTAACCAAGAACTAACCGAAACTAACCAAGAACTAACCAACGCCGAAAAATTAGTTATTTCGGACGTTGAAGGGGGTATAGAAACGGTTGAAGCGGTTGAAGTCGTGGCTTCCGATGAAGGGCAAAAACAGCCCAAACGGGCAAAAAAGGCTAAAAAAGGGTTAGATATAACTAACCAAGAACTAACCCAAAACAAACCCGAAACTAACCAAGACGAAGAAAAAGAACTAACCGAACCAAAAGAACTAACCTTAATCAGTAATCAGTTATCAATAAATAATAATTCTGTTGTTGTAGATAACGCGCGTGAGGTTAGTTTTTTTGAAAAGTTCTTTGCACCCGAAAACCAATATTCGTTAGAAGTGCTTTGTATGCAGGAACACACCGACCTCGTAACAATAAAGCAGTACGCCCACGAAATTTTAGCAGAGTGGCAGCTGCGCGGGGTTAGCCATACCGACTACCAAGAAGCCTCCCGGCACTTAATTAACCATCTTCGCCGAAAATTTGAAGCCGCCCGCCGCGCCAAGCGTGAAGAAGATGCCGCGCCCAAAAGCAGACAGCAGGCCCGCGAAGACTTGATAAGGGGAGCCGTCGAAAGATTGACAAACGCAATCGGTAAGGACGGGGCCAGCCCCGCCACCGCCGGAGATACACAACCCTTCTAATACCCAAAGACAGCAATATGGAACTATTACCTTCAAACCGTCGCCCTGATACGTCCGGGGCATTGACCAAGGTCGACCCGAAGGCGTTGGCGATAAGACAGCAGTACGGCGACCTACCGCAGCTTTGCAAAACCTTTGGAGTTCCCGCCCAAAGGTACTGCGCACAAAACATAGAGAAAGCCATCCGTTCCGGGGTGCCAACCTTCGCGCTTGTAGTTCGCACCTACGGCGACGACGGAGTAGCCGGACTTATTGGCACACACATAACCGACGCAATTCTACGCATGGGAGAAGACAGGGACGTAGACGAATACGACGTAGACTTTATAGCCCACGCCATTTGTGAAAGTGAACGCTTCCGGCTATTGTCGATGGCTTCAATACTTCGCTTCTTCCACTTGTTGAAGTGTGGCGAATTTGACATCTACGGCAAGGTAACGCCACGCAAGATTTTAGAAGCCTTCCGCAAGTACGCGATAGAGCAACAGGCAAAGGAAAACCGAATAGCCTACGAAATTGAGAAGGAGAAGAAACAGCAAGAGGAAGAAGAACACGCCCGGCGTATAGCCATAGAGGGTAACGGGTGGGAAAACTTCAAGAAGCAAAACGGGTTAAACCCCAATTTAACGATAGTTGAGTATTTCACCCAAAAGCAGAAAGAAGCCATAGCAGCCCGGAAAGCCGCCGAGGAAGCCAAGAAGCCCCCAATCGTCCGATTTTTGGAAACGTGGCAGGAAGTTGTAAAAGTCTTATCCTTCGTAAAAGAATACATAGAAATCAAGAGTAGAAACAAATAACGCCATCAGAGCCACGGAAACGCCCCAATTTTCGCGCTACGCCCTTCGGGTGGGTAGTTGAAGGGCTGACGACAATAAAACGCCATAGAAGCAAAATAAACCCCAAATCGCATGAAGCAAACTAAAATTTACATAAGCGGCCAAATTTCGGGATTAACCCCGGAAGAATACACCGCGAATTTTACCGCAGCCGCCACGCGCCTAACGGCACAGGGCTACGCCGTGATTAACCCCCTTAACAACGGCGTGGATCCGTCCGAACCGTGGATAGAGCAAATGAAAGCGGATATTCGCTTATTGCTTGACTGCGACGCGATTTATATGCTTGCGAATTGGGAGTTAAGCAACGGGGCGACATTAGAACGGGAGATAGCCAAAGGTTTAGGTTTAACGGTGGAATACGAACGTAGACCGTTGCACCGGGATATTAAACGCGCCATACTTGTAACGATGGCTGTTCCCTTCAAGTACATAGTAAACGACAGCCGGGGGCGTTGGTACGTCTACGCCCGAATGATATACGCCCACCATTGCAAGAAGCGTGGCGTTTCGACACAGGACATCGCCGAGGAAACGAAACACGACACTTCGACAATTCACTACTACCTCCGTCGATACGATAACGAATACAAGTATAACCGAGAGTTCCGCGCCGCCGCCGAAAAAGTGGCTACGCTATTGAGTAATAAATTAACTACGCCTTCGGACGTATCAATATAAGACGAAATGAGCAACAACGGAATAAACGTACTTTCCCTTTTTGACGGGATGAGCTGCGGGCAAATAGCGTTAAGGGAAGCCGGGATTAAGGTAAACAAATACTTTGCTTCCGAAATTGACAAATTCGCCATACAGCAGACACAGCACAATTTCCCGGACACGGTGCAGCTCGGCAGTGTTACAGGAGTACGCGCCGCCGACCTTCCCCACATAGACCTCCTTATAGGCGGTTCGCCGTGCCAAGGGTTCAGCTTTGCCGGAAAGCAGTTAAATTTTAACGACCCCCGAAGCGTCCTATTCTTTGAATACGTCCGTATTCTTCGGGAGATACAGGAGTATAACCCCGGCGTTTTATTCCTACTTGAAAACGTCCGTATGCGTAAGGAGTGCGAACAAGTCATTACCGACCAATTAGGATTAGAACCCGTCGTAATAAATTCCGCCTTAGTTTCAGCACAAAACCGCGTCCGCTTGTATTGGACTAACATAAGGACACGCGAAGAAGCAAACCTATTCGACACGAAGGTATTTACCAACATCCCACAGCCGGAAGACCGGGGTATATACCTACGCGATATTTTAGAAGACGAGGTAGAACCCCGCTACGTCCTTACTTCCCAACGAATAAAGAAACTGATAGAACACCATCAACGGCAAGCCGAAGCCGGTACCGGCTTCGTCTTCCACCCAAGGGCGGAAGACGAAAAAAGTAACACCCTTCGCGTAGGCGGGAGCTGCCACGACGATATAGTATTACTTCAAGGGGAACGCGCCGCCCGTTGCGTGGCTGTTCGTGGGCGTTTCAACCCGGAAACAGGAAGGAACGAGCAAACGCCGGAACTTCGCCCGGACGGTAAGACTAACTGCCTTACAAGCGTGGAGAAGGACAATTTAATTTACATAGAATCCGCGTGTTTGACACCACGCCGAACCGAATACGGCAAGGCAATACGTCGCCAATACGAAGCCGGAGAGATACAGGAAAGCCGCCACAATATGACCGAATTAGAACCCCGTACCGACGGAAAAACCAATACACTAACAACGGTTCAAAAAGATAACCTAATACTTCAACTTCCCCACGGCTTCAACGCGGGCGGCATATTCCGCGACAAAGCCCCTACGGTTACTTCAAGCCGCTACGAAGCCAACAACATCGTACAAAGCCGCGAAGTAATACAACTTAACCCTGACACCGAAAGCGGCGGAAAGCAGCCATACCAACAAAACCGCGTCTATTCAGCCGACGGCATAACCCCGGCTTTATGTTCAGCACACGCCGGACACGCGCCCGCAGTTCTGACACCCGACGCAGTTCTACGCCGTCTTACACCGACCGAGTGCAGCCGCCTACAAACTATTCCCGATTGGTACGAATGGGTTTGCAGTGATAGCCAAGCGTACCGAATGCTCGGTAACGGG